CACCTTCATTGTTTAAAGTATTTTGCGTAGATTGAACTTGATATTCCATTAAAGCATTTACTTGATCATTGTTTAAACCAATTTTATGTGCCACGTTTTTAAATTGTTCAACATCTTCTTTTTTGAAATAATCAACCATTTCATTTGGTACATTTATTTCATATTTGCTAGGGTCTTCTGGTCTTCCTAGTTTATTATAAAGTTCTGCTTTTTCTTCATCTGTTTTAGGAATAGGTACTCTACTGCCTAAAACTTTTTGTTGATGTATTACTGTTTTAGCAAGACCTTCAACATCTTTAAAGTTAGCAAGTGTTGGATCGTTTTTTATTTCTTCAGATAGTGATGATTTCCAATCGTTTTGATTATCACTTTCTGATCCAAGAACTGTATTAGCTGTTTCTTGTATTTGATTAGCTATAACTGTTTCTGGATTGTCAGTTGTGGTCGTTTGTTCATCAGACATTTTTATTCTCCTTTAATAGATTGATTATTCTGATTAATACCGATCTTTGTCCTTCACGGTATGATGTTTCATGGGGATCATTTTTTATAAATGAACTCCTATGATAATAAGCAGACGTTAAATCTGCTAATACCTTTTCACCTTCTTTAGATGAAAATGTAATTTTGTATTGTTGTTTTAATTGTTTTAGATCATTGTCTTGATCTTTTGCCATATTATCCCGTCATATCAGCCATACCCATATCATCTACCATATCAGACATTGCTGATTGTACATTAGGGTCAGCTAATTTTTTAGTTGCGTCAGCTTGTGTATTCATAGCTTGTGCTTGTGCTTGTGCTTGTTGTGCCATTGCCGCTTGTTGTTGTGCTTCTGCTTGTGCGGCTCTCATTTCTTCAACTTGATCTGTACCTCTCATAACAGTTTTTGGTACACCTAATAATTTTGCTCTCATTCTAATTGCGTTATCGTGATCTATGTTATCCATAATAGCAGGATCAACTTGCGCAATATTCATAGCTAATTGGTATAATCTTTCAATTGCAACTGCTTCTTCCATTCTTTGTGATCTAGCTAATGGCCCAACATATTCTACATCAATTGTAGTATCTCTAATTATATCTGGCGCAGTCACTAAAACACCTGCTCTAAACATAATTCCAAATACTCTTTCAATTAATGGATTTAAAAATTCTGATTGGAAACGACCTAGTGTTGGCCCTAATAATCTTTGCATCAATTCGTATCTAACTTGTACTTCTGTTGCTGTCATTTGTGGGCCTTCTTGTAATTGTAATTGATCTGAATAGTATGCTTGTCTAATTGCAGTTCTTAATTGATTTTCTTTCATGTCAGTTATTTGCCAGTTAGAACCAATTTGTAATGGTTTAACAGCACCGTCATTTCTAACTACAGTTATTCCAGCAGGTGTCATTCTAACTCTACCAATTACTCCATCATCTTGAACAAGTAATGGTGGATCAATTGCTTTAGCCCATGCTTTTAATCCAATTTCAACTGCTTTGTTTAAAGTTTTAATATCTGGTAATGCATTATAACTTGGTGATCTTCCAAAAATTTCACCAGTTGCTTTAGACCATCTAGGTACTAAATATGGAAACTCATTATATCCACCTGTTCTAACAACCATTTTATCTTCTTCACAAACATGACAAGAATGGAATGGTAGTTTAGTTGCAGTTTTACCAATTGCTCTTTCGTAATCTGCTGTTGGTTCTACTGCATGAATAAATGTAAAATTTTTTTCTGGTTTTTCTCTAGCGGCTTTTAAAACTTTTTCGCCTAAATTTTCTTCACCAAATTCTTGAACAGCTTGTCTAGCTGTTAATTTATATTTTCTGTAAAGTGTATCAACTTTACCATTTATATTTTCTTGAATGTAATATTCTGCAATGTGTAAACAATTAAAATGAATACCATCTGTATCAAAACCTCTTTTACCTTCTTCAACAAAAATTGCACCAGTACCTATTGAGCAAAGATCAAGATATAATTCATGTACTTCAGTATTAAAATTTGTTTCGTTAAAAGTATCATACATTCTTTTTGCAGTATCTTCTAACCACAAAGCAACTTCTCTGTTTTGATTTAATTGTTCATCTCTTAATTTAATTGAAAACCATGCTAATGATGGAGATGTAAGTGTTCCTTGTAATGAAGCGGCTAATAAATTGTTTGCAGTTATTGCTGTACTATCATACAATACTTCGGTTCTTTTTTCACCTTTAGTTCTTAAAGTAATAACGTCTGCTTTTCTTGGCATGACATAATCTAAAATTTCTTGCCAATGAGTTTCCCATGTGCCTCTACTTTCTTCCATAGAGCCAAGACGTTTTTTTATATACTCGTATGAAGCCATGTTATTTTGTTCCGCCACCTAAAACTGTTTTACTTGTATTAGCTTCTTCTTCAACGCCTGTACCAGAAGTTAAAATAGTTCCATATTGACCTTTTTTTTTCATGCCTAACATTTTTTCTTTTTCTGCCGCTACTTTTGCTTCTGCTTCAGCAGTTTTATCAATTACTTCTGGTTCTATTGGTGGTGGCATTTGTGGTGCTGATTTCATTCCCATAATATTATATCCATTTACATTCTTGTTTTAACATACCGTAAATTGCGGCATCTACAAATTTATTACCAATTTTCATGGTTTGTCTGCATACACCTTCTTTAACAAATCCAACGCCTTTTAACAAGCGTTCATTTCTTTTGTATTCGTTACGACACAAAGCCGTTATTCTACTACATTTTAATTGAATAAAACAGTATAAAAATACCATTTTTAAAAATCTTCTTTGACAAACTTTAGGAGTATCTAATGCTACATGAATAAAAATGTTATGACCATCATAATCAGAAAATAATACACCACCCATAACATTATCTTTGCCAGACACATCTCTTTCAACAAAACCTATAAATGAATATTTATTATCTAAATCTGTATTAATGTGTGCTTTTGGTGCAACGTAATCAAATATTTTTTTACGCCATTCTTCTTCTATAACTGCTACAATCACTATGCTTTTATACCACCACCTAAAATAGTTTTTGAAACATTTGCTTCTGTTTCATCACCTATTACAGATGTTAAAATAGTTCTTTGACTACCACCGTAACCTATACCTAATGCTGATCTTTTTTTCTTTTTAGTTTCTTCTTCTGTTTCTGGAACTGTTGTTTGTGGTGGTTGAGTTGGAGGAGTTTGAGTTTGCATTTGATTTCCACCGCCATCTCCTTTTGCAATTGTTCTTCCCATTGCATCTAATGTTCCTTGACCTCTACCAGTTATATATCTTTGGTAATCTGCAAAAGTATCTTGATAACCTAATTTACCCGCAACATTTTTTTGAAAATATGATCTATTTATTTCAAATGATTTTTGTCTTAAACCTTGCGCCATATTTAAACCTAAATTTAATAAAAAAAAAGGTGTATCAGCTTTTGGTACTTGGTAATTATCTAATTTAGATTTACCAGTTGCTAATGATACTTTTTCTGCACTTGCTTTTATTTGACTAGAACTTGCTACACTTGTTTTAGATGATCCGCTACTTGTATGTGGATTAGGTGTGCTTGTAGTTTTAGATGAAGAAGATTTTTTTGATGATGTAGTTTTTGCACCAGAATATCCAGATGAAAATGGTGAACTTGATGAATATGATTTTCCTACCATGTTATTTTTTAATTAAATATGTTAAACTCATAATCAGATTGTATCTGTAAACGATCATAAGTTTTTGTTCTAGCTTTTCTTAACGACATAACTGCATATCTCATTGCAGATATTACATCATCATTAGCTGGTACAATCTTACCATCTTTTCTATGATACATTCGTAATTCTTCTAGCAGTTTACCTTGATTTTTAAATATTTTCAACCTTTGTGTTTTAAACCTAGTATATATCTCTTGAACACCAGCTTCTACAGAGTTACCTCCAGAATTTTCTTTTTGTCCATTAGCAGGTGGATTACTAAAATGTTCTCTAGTCATATTAACACCTTCTTCACGATATTGTTGTGTTAAACTTTTACCAGACCCTTTATCAGCTTGTCTTCCATCCATAGGCCATACTACAGGAATATATCTGCCTCGCATTTTAATTGCTGATGCATGAATAGGTACTGCTTCTTGCCTCATAGCATAACTATCATAAACATAAGCTATATCTGTATCTCTATCCCACGCAACCCATACTGCGGCTGTTGGGTGATCCCAACCAAAATCCAGCCCACAAATTTTGGGCCAATGATCTGGTATTTGTATTTCATCACATATTACATCTTCTTCTGCTATAGGAAATACTAATCCAGAACCTAATTGTGGTATTCCACGTTCACGCATTTTTCTTTCATGCGGTGGTAATGCAGATAAAATTTGTTCTCGTACTTCTGGTGTCATGTGAGGCGCATCATCCCAACCTGCTGTTATTAATGCTTGGCCTTTACGTAAATTATTTAAAAATTGTGCAACTGTTTCTGTCATACCGCTTTCTGGTGTAAATGTCATATAAACAATACCACCTTTATCGGCTGTACGGGTTAGTGATTGAGTATAAATTGGAGTTGGTGGTTCTTCATCAAGCCAGATCACATCTACACTTTCACCCATCCATTTTTCTTTACCCATATCATAAGATTTAAAACCAATTCTAGAATTACCGCCAGATTTATGTTTAACAATTACAGAGTTTAAAGCATTAGGTACACCTGCTTTTCTAATAGTATCTACTATGTATTTTTTAGGTATAGAACCAGTACCTTTAGCGGCAGGATCGTCTGGTTGGCCGATAAGTTCTTTTTGGCAAACATCCCTAGTGGTTTCGTTAGAAACTCCCCCAGCCCAAGCACGTATTGGTCTGTTAAACCGTTTACCTTCCCACCACGTTGGGTAGTAACCCGTCACATGGTATGCCATTTCCATAGCCCCACAAAAGGACTTACCGATCCTATTACCAGCCATAAGCAATCGCTGTTGAGCAATTGTATTATGAAATTTTATTTGGTATTCGTATGGTGCATAATCATTCATACGATTAGTAGCTTTTCTATTTTCTAATTCTTTAGCAATTTCTACTGCTCTTGCTAACGCTTCATCACTCATTTTTTAATATATATTTTCTACGTAATTTTCTAGACGTTGTTAATGCAAACAATTCTGCTTCAGTTCGTTCTAGTTTACTATCAAAACCATGATGTACTTTAGCAGTATTTTTAAACCTATCAACAAGAACATACCTATACACATAATTACCTTTTTTAAAATGCAATATTGTTTGTAAATCCTTAATAGGTTTAACCATAAGCACTAATAGTTTAAATTTTTTATATATGCAACCTATTAACTTAAGTTAATACTAAATATACCCCATGAGTTTGCGGAGGTATCCATTGATTAATGACACAAATAGCGTTTTGGGGGGTGGGGGGTCAAATCACGGGCGTTACTCACCATGTTTATCCCGTGTCTGTGTGTGTATGTAGGGTAAAGAGAACAAAGGAGGGGTGATTAATAGCTAGACCGCATCACATGAGCCAAAGCTGAGAGAGTGCGTGTGTGTGTGTGGACATCCTTCTTCTAGCCATAATACGCAGGTAATTGAAGTGATGAGGGTTATACCGTACTATAGGTACTATGCTTATGTGTGTGGAGATATGGAGGAGTAATGGCCTAATTTAAAGAGCCAGACCCATCATCATTATCGCTAAGTTTAACAATCTTCATTGTACCTAGCAGATGGTCTAGTTCCTGTCTTAGTTCTTCGTCTGTCTTCTTACCTGTTACATCTTCTATCTTTGTCGTAGTTTGGTAGCCTGTTCTGTCTAGTAATGAGTTAATAGCGCCAAGCTGTACTGAAGGCGTAGTTTTGTCGTTTTCTATTAGCTTACGTAACTTATCCACCGCAATTGGCACGGCTGATCCAAGTAGCTTTTTAGTAGCTGTATCTATTTGAGTAGCTAACTTGTTTTTAAGTTCATAGCCCTGTTGCTCGGCAGTCTTCTCGGAGTAACCCGCCTTGATGCAAGACTGTGTTGCGTTGCCTGTTTGACTAAAGTATTCAATAAACAATTTTTGTTTGTCTGTAAGGTTTTGTGACATATTTGCAACATTATAAACTAAAGTTTTTTTTTATGCAATAGCTTGACAGTATTTAATTATTTATGCTAAATACTTAACTTATGTTAATTAAAAAAAGGAGAGAAATAACATGAGATATGAGTACATAATA